TTTTACCAACGTTAAGTACTTCGTTAATTTGAGGCACATAAAATTTTGGACAGTTTTTTATAAATATAGAATTCATTTTCAAAGCGTTTTTAGCATTTGGAAATGAAGGTGGGAACGCTACACCGGATTTTTCCAATGCGTTTGCTGCTTCCTTAAACTTACGCCAGTGAGGTATACCCCTAACCTTTTGTTCACTCATTTATCACCTCCTATTGTGTTCACAACTAACAACTGGACAAAACTTACACAGCCCACTCTCTACTGCATTCCAAACGTCTTCTTCTAAGGCAACTTCTAACCGCTCAAGTTCCTCATCAAACACAGTAAAGTAAGATTTGCGTAGATCGGCTGTGTGTTTCTTGCGTATAAAGTCATTACTCACTACGTATAGCAGAGCAGACTTAATGATTTGCACTTCAGGAAAATGTGTAAACGTAGCACCTGCTAACAAGTCTAATTGTTTAGTATCCGCATACGCCGCATTCTTCCCTGTCTTGTAGTCAATCAAGTAAGCTTTCTCACCATTGACAATAAGTAAGTCAGCTATGCCCCTCCACCACACATCTTTACCAAAAAATCCTGTGGGTGTGTATTCGTTACCCTGTTTAGTAACACCCATACGTATCTCACAATGTTTGTCCCCATCTATCTTGCTTAGTGAGTCTAATGGACGTTGCAAAAATTTAAACTTGGAAGGGATGGGTACTCCCTCTTTGATGTAGTCTTCCGCTGCCTTATGCACTTCATTGCCATAGTACATAGCAGAGCTGCCTACATCCTTTACATCTTTAGCTACTTTCAAGTGGTAGTATTTTTTAGGGCACTGCTTAAATGTATTTAAGCTACTGTAAGACCAAGCACTCATGCTATTTTTCCAACAGCCCCATCTTTACTAATTCTAAACGGTTCTTTTCGTGAGCTTCTTTAATTGCTTTTTTATTTTGCCCTTCATACGGGACAGCCAACTTTGCTTGGAGAAGGAACTTCGTAATCCATCCCTTTGACGTTTTGATGTCTCCCAACCATCGACCAAACTTGCCCCTCTCTTTCGTTCTAAGGATATATGTTTCTCCAACTTTACATTCCTTGATGAGGCATTGTTTTGCGAGTAAACCATGTAGTTTCTCCTTTTTATTTCGCGTACGACTTTCGGGTGCGTCAATTCCAAACAAACGAATATTAACGCCCCTGCCATCATCACCACGCAGCACAACACCAAAACCCAAGTCGATGTCCACACGTAGTCCATCACCGTCTGTAATAGATCGAATAACACATTTGTATTCATATAACATGTTCCTCTCCTTATATACGTACTTTCTTTATGTCGGCTTCTGTTATAACTGTTTCACGCAATATGGCTTCTTCAAAATAGTGACACTCTAGGCAATACCAACCAACTCGTTTGCCTGTCTCCATGTTTAACACTTGGTCTGAAGTAGCTTTACACTTTGGGCAAATGTTAGTACGTAGATCATCCGTCATCACTACTCTCCGGTTCATCTTCCAGTGCATCAGCTATGCGTTCTAAGACAGCAAGCAAACGTTCTATGTATTTGTCTGCTGTGTCGTTGTCATCAAGTTTTATCTTTATCTCCATCAGTGCAAAATCTCAGATTGTTCCCGTTCCGAAAGTCCGCTGGCTAACAAGACCATATCTACAGTCATAAGAAGCCGATCTTCAATCTCTTGCTGTTTGTATCCTACTTCGTGCATTAATCTTACTCCTGCTGTAATGTGTGCTACGCACAACGCCAGTAAATCCTCTTCCCCTTTGCAATCCGACGCTAGAGGATGCAAGTGATCGCGTATCAATGCTTTTACTTTTTCTTCAAAACTTTCATCTGACCATTTTAATTTTTTCATTACATTTCTCCGCTATGTTCTATGCGTGCCTTCCAAGGAGAAAAGGAAAAACCCTCGGCGCTCATAGGCACGACTAACCGTAGCGTGGCTTAACCGACATACGCATGGTGGCAGGAGAACGCCGTGTCGAGTGGAACACAGGTTATGGAAAGCCTACATCGTATGTTGTGGGTGTTTTCGGGGGAGAATGATAAAAAACCCCTGCCCACCGCCCACTGGGACACTATTGACATCCCCCATAGGAATTACCTACCCCGCCTTCGCAGTCCAAAGGTAAGTCCTTTGCCCATGCAGGACGCACTCTCATGCACTTCTCTACATAGGCCATGCCTTCCTCTACTTCATCTTCTGGCACAATACACCCAATCGCATCATGCACAGTCATTACTACTTTATACCTTTTTGACACCCTAAGTAACTGTTCCCCAATGACTATTCTAGCCAGTGCTTGGCATACATTTTCAATTACTTTACCTCCATATATTCTAGTAGGGGTAATGGTACGACCTGTCCGGGTGTCGTATATCGTTTCAGTATACCCATCTTCATCTACTTCGCTACGTAAGTTAGGATACTTTATGTGTAAGCCGTTCGGCAGTTTTATACCCGCCTCCCCATCTATTTCTAACAAGTCATCCTTTCCGAGTGTAGTAGTCTGATTCTTTTTTATCACGTCTAAACATTTACCAGCAGCACGCCACAGCTTGGGTATATCATCGTAGGTAGTGCGGTATATATCTATGATGCGTTGACACTCCTCTTCCTCCAGTTCTACCCCAAAGTTCTTGAGCTGTACTTGGAAGCGCGTTGCTCCCATACCATAGCCACATCCCAGCACGGTCTGTTTACCCACGAACCGCTCCTCTTTAGTAACCTCGTCAGGCTCTTTGTCGTAGATGGCCGAGGCCATTATCTTGTACACGTCATCGCCCCTGTCGAACGCCTCCACCAGTTCTTCAGCTTCAGCTAACCACGCCAGCATCCGTGCTTCTATCTGAGATAGGTCACAGTCCACAAACTTGTACCCCTCTGGAGCGCACAATGCGTACTTCAGCTTGGAGCCACGGGGTAAGTTCTGCATGTTAATCTTATCGGAACCACCCCACCTGCCTGTATGAGCAGCGTAATATCGTAGGGGTATAGGCAATGTACCTCTGGCTGCAATATCCAGAAACCGTTGGGTACGCTTTTCTTCGATGGTAGACCTTACTCCTAGCCTAGCAGCCACAAGCGCCTGTACCGACGGATTATCGTGTTCTTGTAATAGTTTTAGTCCTTCATCTGTCTTAGCAAAAGCGTAAGTTTCTTTACCTGTTGTCAGGCTTATCTTCATGGGTGGCTCTATACCGTACCCCCGCAAGAGTTCTGCAAACTGGGGGTTACTTGTTATCTTAGTTTTCTCATGGGTAACCTTGTCCATTAACGCTGCTTTAGTAGCCAGTACATCCTCTAAGTGCCCGGTAAGCACGTCAGTGTCTAAGTTAAGCACTGGTTCAGTAAACATGCGGGTTGTTAAATCTATGAGGGCAAGGTCTAGTTTGGGAAAACCCTTGTTTAATACTTGGAATAATTTGTAGGTAAGTTCTACATCTTGTACGCAGTAATTACCATACGCTTCTAGTTCGTCAGGGGCAAAGTCCAAACGCTTTTTGCCTATGGCATCGTGTACTTCTGTACCCTTTGCGCCTAACTCGTAGTACTCAGACAGTGCAGCCAACCCGTGGCTAACTTCTACTGAGTGCAACGCACGAGACATTGCTATGGTATCCACTATGCGTTTAGGTTTAATACCGAAGTGCCAGTTGAGTATAGCCATGTCGAACATAGCGTTGTGCGCTATGGCTGTACAGTTTGCCCAATCAAACTGCGCTAAAAACTCAGCGGTCTGTTTTTTACTACCAGAAAACCAAATTGTACTGGGGGTATCATCTAGAGCCGCTGCTCTATGATAGTAGTTACCCTCGGTAGCTTTAACAGCTACTCCGATAACTTCGAATCTTTTATCCCTAACGTATTCTTCAGTAGTCAGTTTACCTAAACTAAATTCTTTGGAGTAATAAGTC